CTTGATCATGATCGACATCCCCCAGGGGATCCCGCGGACCTGGCCGGGGCGGTCGGCCTCGTAGATGTGGATCACGTCCTCCGCGGGCACGAACTCGGAGACGTAGGAGATCGGCCCGCGGAGCGTCTCGCCGGGGTGGGCCGGGAAGAGGTAGTAGCCGACGCGGCGCCCGAGCGAGTCGAACTTGATCCCCTGGAGGACCTTGTTCCCCTGCAGGTCGAAGTAGTCCCGGCGCGAGTCCATGTGATCGGGCTCGAGCACCTGGAGCTGGATGGGGACGGTCAGGCCGTCGCGCGACCGCCGGCGCCGGCGCCGGATCAGGACCTCGCCGGCCTCGGCCATCGTGCGCAGGCAGAGGCCCTGGATGCCGTAGAAGTCGTGGCGGCCGTCGGCGTCGCACTCGGTCGTCTCCGCCCACCGCGCCCAGGCGTCGCGCGCGGCCTGGACCTGGGCCTCGGAGTCGGCCTTGGGGCGCAGCCGGATCCCGCCCCCAACCGTGTTCGCCTTGATGACCCGGATCGCGCGCCGCGCCCACGGGTTGTTGCGCCCCAGGTCGCGCGCGCGGTTGCGCATCATCCGGATCGCCGGGATGAGCGCGGTGTTCGGGCCCGAGGCCGGCGCTACCCAGTACTGCGTACGCCGGCTCGTGGCTGCGCCCTCGAAGTGGCGGAGCGCCAGGTCGACGCCGACCCGCGCGCGCAGGCGGTCGAGGCCCGCCCTGGGCGAGAGGAAGGCGACGAGCCGGTCGATGAGGTTCGGGGAGCTCGCGCTCACAGCGGGAACCAGGGTGGCCTCGAGATGTAGGGCGCGGTCGACCCCCAGGGGTCGAGCAGGTCCTTGTTGATCGTGACCCTCACGCGGTCCGGGCGGTCGTCCTGGATGCCGAGCGCGACCCGCATCGTCCGGCGCAGGCGCGACATCTCGCCGAGCGACCGGTAGGTGACGACGCGGTCCTCGTACTTGACGATGAGGGCCCCCTCGGCGATCGCGCGCTCGAGGGAGTCCAGCTGTGCTTGCGTCCAGGCCATCAGTCGCGGCGCTCGCCCCAGAAACCGCCCCGCCGGCGCCGCGGAGCCGCGGCGGGCGGGGCGGCCCCTTCAGGAGGAGGAACCCGGGCGACAGCCTGCGCCGGGACGGCGGGCGAGGCAACACCGAGGGAGTTCTCCACCTGCGCCCAGCGCGCCTCCTCCCAGCGGTGGATGCCGACCACCTCGGCCGCGGCGCGCGCGTAGGTCCGGCAGTCGAGGGCCTCGTTCCTCCCACCCGGTCGCACGTTCTCCCACTCCGTCTTGACGTAGCCCTTGACCCTGCGGGTCATCAGCTGCTCCGCGGTGAGCTGGCGGAAGTACTCCTCGCCGTACATGGGGAAGTGGCACCAGCCCCGGGGCAGCTGCTCCTTCGGGTCGGTCGGCCTGGCGAGCCGCAGCCACCCGTAGAGCTCGGTCTTGATCACCCCTACCCCGACGGGCCAGACCTGGACGCCGCGGCGCAGGCGCCGGCCGGAGACAGTGACATCGACCACGGAGGGCTGCCCGATGACGGTGGGGTAGTTCCCGCGCCCCTTGACCGCGATCACGCGCCGGCCGTGCTGCTTCCTGACCCAGCCGTAGACGGCGGTCGTGTTGAACCCGGAGTCGACGGCCATCATCCGGACCTGCATCGAACCTCCGGCCTCGTGAGGGAACTGCCGTGCCATGAGGTCCTCGAGGCCCTTCCAGGTCGCCTCGTCGGCGGTGTCGCCCGGCACGACGACGTAGTCGACCGACCAGGACTCCATGCCGCGGCCCCAGGCGACGACCTCGCACTCGAGGCGCTTCTGCTGCACGTCGACGCCGGCGGTGAGGACGAGCGCCTGGCGCGGGACCATCCCGACCTTGTAGTCCTCGCGGCGGTGGTAGAGGTCGGCCCAGGGCGGAGCCTCGCCGCGCTCGAGGTAGGTCTCGCCGAGGACTGTGTTCACGAAGGTGCGCAAGAGGTCGGGCCGACCCTGCGCCTCCTCCCACTTCGTCGCGATCTCCTCCCAGCGCAGCCATCCGAGCGGGGAGTAGAGGCTCGAGAGGTGGTAGCCGCGCACCTTCGGCGAGGCCTCCGGATCCTTCGGGACCCAGCGCCCGGCCTCGAGCATCAGCGTCTTGTAGCGCTCGTCGATGCGCGCGCCACAGCCCTGGCAGTAGTAGGCGACGCTCGCGGGGTCGCCCTTGTCCCAGCGCAGGCCGGTGAAGAGCAGCGGCTGGGCGTGCGCGCAGTGCGGGCATGGGACGTGGTAGTAGCGCTGGTCGGACTTGTCGAACCAGGCCTGGATGCGCGAGCGGTGGGTGATCGTCGGAGTCGAGTTGAGGTAGACCTTGCGGTTCGAGAAGTTCCGCGCCCGGTTCATCGCGAGCTCGACCGGGTCGCCCTCGCCCTCGACGTCTCCGGGGTAGGCGTCGACCTCGTCGAGAGCAACCTTCCGCGCGCTCATCGCGCGCAGACCGGCCGCGGAGTTGGCGCCCGTCAGGATGATGATCCCGCCTGGGAACTCCTTCGAGAGGACGGTGTTCCCAGAGTCGCGCGCGCGGGCCTCCTTCACCTTCGATCGAAGCGCTGGGCAGTCCTCGATCATGGGCTCGAGGCGCTGCCGCGAGTGGCGCTTCGCGAGATCGACCGTCGGCTCGACGACCATCATCGGGCAGGGGTCGTGATCGATCGTGTAACCTACCCAGTTGTTGAGCGTCTCCGTCTTCCCGACCTGGCTCCCGGAAACGAATACAACCACCTCGATCGGCGAGGCTGCCGACAGACACTCCATGATCTCGCGGAGGTAGGGGGTGCGCTCCGTACGCCAGCGTCCGGGCTCTCCGGAGGATCGGGTGCTGAGGTAGCGGAACTCGTCCGCCCACTGCGCGACCGTGAGGGTCTCCGTCGGCCGGAGGCCAGCGAGGAACGCGCCCCGATAGACCTCACTCGCGTCGGGCGGCATCGGAGAGCTCGCGCAGGGCGTCTTGCAACTCGCGCATGAGAACCTCGCGTACCTCGCGCTCGTCCTGGAGGGCGGCGAGCTGCGCCGAGATCCGCGCGGGGACGTTCAGGATCGCATCGCGCACGGTGCGCGCCACGCGGAAGGCCTCGACGGTCACCTTGTCCGCCGAGACGAGACTGCGCGACTTCTCCAGGTAGTCGAGCTCGGCCGTCTTGGCGAGGAAGGTGACGCGCATCGCCTGGGCCTTCGCGAGGACCGGCGCGGCCGGCGAGTCGCGGCCGTTCACCTCGGCGTCTGGGAAGAGTGCCGCCTGCGCGGAGCGGTGGCGCTCGCGCTGCTGCTGGGGGTCGGTGTTGCCGGCCCACTCGCGGTCCGCCTCGTCTGGGTCGATCTCGTACTTCCCGCTTGGGGTCCGCGTGACTGACCTCGAGAGCCGGCCTGAGGCGATCGCCTTGGAGACGGCCTGGTGGGTGACCCCGCGCCGTGCCGCGTACGCGACCACCCCGACCCGCGCGGCCTCGGCCATGGCACTAGGTCAGCCAGGAGACGAGCTCGAGGTCCTCGAAGATCCCGTCGACGCGTTTGAGATCCTCGGCGTCCGGCGCCTGGCCTCTCCGCACGGACGCGGCCGCCTCGACGTGGATCAGGAGGCTCGCGGTCATGAGCTGCAGCGCGAAGAGGTGCTTCGGCGCCGGAGCCAGAGCCAGGTCCTCCTGCCGACGCTGCAGGACACGCAGGTAACCGTCCCGGCTGGCGAGGAGGCCCCGTACGGCCAGCTCGTAGTCCTTGCCGAGGTTCACCTGCGCCTCGCTCCGTCGCGCGCGCGGGCACGCCGGTGGCCGCTGACCAGGACGGGCTCGATCCCGGTCAGCGCGCCCCACCGCTCGAGGATCACGTCGCAGTAGGGCTCATCGATCTCCATCAGGTAGGCGTTGCGCCCGCTCGCCTGACAGGCGGCGAGGGTCGAGCCGGATCCCCCGAAGAGGTCGAGGACGTTCTCGCCCTTGCGCGAGGAGTACTGGATGGCGCGCAGCGCGAGCTCTACCGGCTTCTCGGTGAGGTGAACCATCTGCTGCGGTGCCACCTTCTTCACGGTCCACACGTCCGGGACGTTCGCCGGCCCGAGGAAGGAGTGCGCCCCGCCCTCGCGCCACCCGTAGAGGCACCACTCGTGCCCGCGCTTGTAGTGCTTCCCCTCCTGCACGAGGGATGCGTGCTCGTCGCGCCACCCGTGGAAGCACCACTCGTGGTTCCCCATGAAGTCCTTGCGCGTGAGGACCGGGTGCTCCTTCACCCAGATGATCGCCTGCGAGTAGTAGAGGCCCGAGGCCGCGAGCGCCGCAGGGTAGTTCCCGGAGTTCGCGTACCCACCCCAGATGTAGAACGCGCGCCCGGGAAGGAGCACGCGCGCGGCGTTGCCGAACCACGCGAGCAGCATCGCGTCGAACCCCTCGGTCGACACGAAGTCATTCTGGAGGGGCCGGTCCTTCGCCCGCATCTTGCCGGTGGGCTTCGCCTTCGAGGGGAAGCGCGCGACGTCGAACTTCTCGTGGTGCGTCGCCGTGAAGCTCGAGAGGCCGGCCGCGATCGCGTTGTTCGAGCGCGGCTCGACCTTCACGTTGTAGGGCGGGTCCATGTTGACGAGGTGGACGGGCGCGCCGGCGAGGAGGGCGTCGACGTCCTCGGCTGCGCTCGAGTCCCCGCACATCAGCCGGTGCGGGCCGAGCTTCCAGATCGACCCCCGTTCCGCCCGCGCCTCGACCGCGACGGGCGTGCGTGCGAGGAGGTCGTCGGCCTCGGCCATCGACCGGTTGAGCAGACGCTGGAGATCGTCGGACGTCCACCCGAGCTCGGCCACCGAGACCCCGGCGGCCGACAGCTCACCGAGCTCCGCTGCGAGCTTGTCCTGGTCCCAGGTCGCGAGCTCGGCGAGGCGATTGTCAGCGAGCATGTGCGCGCGGCGCTGCTGCTCGGTCAGGTGCGCGAGCACGAGGACGGGGACGTCCGCGAACCCAAGCTGCGTCGCGGCCGCGAGCCGCGCGTGCCCAGCGACGATCGTCCCGTCCTCAGCGCAGAGGATAGGCGCGTTGAACCCGTAGCGCGCGATCGAGGCCGCGATCCGGTCGACCTGGTCCTGGCCGTGCGCGCGCGCGTTTCGCGGGTCGGCCCTCAGCTCCTGTACGGAACGCCGCGGCAGGCGATCGACACTCAGAGCCGCCGCGGGCGCGGGACCTTCATGCGCTGCCGGCGCGCGGCCAACCGCTGCCGGCGGTTCATGAACGTCGGCACCCCGTCGACCATCCGCACCGCGGTCTCCCCGATCTCCCGCAGCGGCTTCTGCCGGATCACCACCGGGAGAGCGAAGAGGTCGAGGCGGATCGGCCGCGCCACGCCGCGCCACACCTCGACGCCGAGGTTGTAGTACGGCCTCGGGTTCACGTGCACCCGCACGGGGTCGGGCCGAACGACGAGTCCCCAATCGACCGTCCTCACCAGCCGCGACGCCGGCGGCGCCCGCTCCGCAGGAGGGCGATGCCGAGCGCGTGCCTGAAGCTCGCGCCGAGACAGAAGGCCGCGAGGCCCCAGAGGAAGGCGGTCACGTCTTGGGTGCCTCGCCAACGACCGCCTCATTGCAAGCGCTGGCCAGCGCGTTGATCGACCATCGTGCCAGCGCGTCGGCCATCGCCTGCGCGCGGAGGGCCCTCGCCGCTGCACCGAGTCGCTCGTCGGCCCTCTTCGCTGCGTCCCAGTCCGGCCCGGCATTGCTCCGCTGCCCGGCGTCGATCACGTCGACGCGCTCCAACGCCGCACAGATCAGCTCGCTCACGAGTCCAGCCCAGTCGGGAGTGCTCACTGGTCGCGGCTCCGCGGCGGGTTGTTGTCGCGCCAGTCCTCGATGATGCCCGCGATCGACGCGAGCAGGACGACCGCGATGATGATCCCGCCCGCGACGGCGAGCGCGATCGATGCCAGGGTCCTGACGTCCATCACGGTGCCGCGAGCACGGCCTCGAGCGCCGCCTCGAAGTAGGCGTTCTGCGCGCGCGACTCGAGCGGGCCCGCCTTGAGCCATGCGAGCAGCGCGCGGAGGTCGGGCTGCGGCGTCCCGAAGCGCCGGCCGAGCTCGAGCAGGGTCCGGTCGCCCGTGAGCTTCCACGCCCCATAGAGGGCCGCGAGGATGTGCACGGGGTCGCCGTAGGTTGCGGCGTGCGCGTTGTCGAGCGGGCGGATCGGCGCCCACGTGGGGGCGCCGTCCCGGCCGATCACCTGCTGCCAGGTCCACACCCAGTGAGGCACGCCGAGGCTCACGCCTGCGTAGGGGTCGTCGATCGGTACGAGCGTCATCGACCCGTACACGGCCAGGCAGTAGTTCCGCAGCGTCTGCGCGACGTGCTCCCCGCTCGTGTTCCAGTCTGAGGGGAGCGAGGGCGAGACCTT